CTTATCCGACCTATAAAGAAGTTTGAACTTTAATAATGTAAGCCTGTAATTCATCATCAGAAGGCAGCCTTGAATGATCAAGCCAGAATAAGATCCTGGCTTCACGTTCTATATCATAAAACGATTGACTACGAAACCAAGGGCGCCATTCTTTAGACCCTTTACTACGATTATGCTCTAAGCATGCTGGTAGACAATTTCTGCTAATGTTTTCTCCACCTTTGCTACGCGGCTTGAGATGATCTATTGTTAGCGACTTATCGCTTATTGGCGGCTGACCACAGAAGCAACAACGATTCCCCCAGGCCTCTTTAATAGCTTTGCGCCAACGACGCTTGGCTTCACTACTTGTCAAGCATTCCATAGCTGCCATGTATTGATGATAGGACTCAACAGTCTCAGCAAGAGACCCGATCTGATGATCGCTCATTGAAGACCTGTCAATACAAGGCGACGCAGGACTGGAAACAAAGAAAGGCGTCCCATAACTTGCGTGCAGCGTGCCTTAGTTTGCCACTTTATCATAGCGGAAGACTAGGTAAGAATAGCCAGTGCCATGCCACAACAACACGTTGAGAACCCAGAACTTATCTATGATACATTAACTGAAGATGAAGACTTTATGGCCCTGGTTGGCACTAGAATCTTCAAGGTATCAGACACAGAATTAGATGCAATATCTATTGTAACACCAGGCGAATCACTGCCAGCCATTAAAGCACAAACGGGTCTTGAAGTAATTATTCATGATATAAGCATGCTTAGTCGCAGAGAATACATCACAGAAGACCATGATATTACGACAGTATGGAAGGTATTTTTACTAGCATGGCCTGGCGCGAATGGTTCGACATTAAATGATGCTGCTAGAAGGATTATGCAATTATTTAGCAAGGCATCAACACTTGAAACGAATCCAACAGCGAGTGGGCTCGGAGCTATTGCGCAATTGCTTGTATTGATACCATCGGATTCAGTCATATTGGTGCAATAAAAATTGATATAAATTTTGGAAGTCTACATTAAGCAGGTAGGCACCTGCTCCGTTGTTTCATGCCGAAACGGCATTCCTACCTGACGAATCATGGCAAATTTCTCTACTGCATTTGGCTATAATGTCTACATCGTGCCACTGGCTGCTTCCAGTGTTAACACGAGCTTCACTGGTGTTACACAGGCGATCTCGTCTTCGTCACCGCTGAGCAAGAGTATCAGCAACGTAGCACGTACTGACAACATTGTTACTGTTACCACGTCGACTGCCCACACATTCGCTGCTGGCAATACAGTTGTTGTTACTGCTACTACGAATACTGGAATCAATGGCACCTTTACCATTGTTGATGTCCCTACTGGTACGACCTTCACCTACGTGAAGACTGGTACTGATATTACGTCTGGCAGTGATACTGGTACTGCGGTAATTCAGAATGCATCCGCTGGTGGCTTTATTTCTACTGCATCACCGGTCTTAACCAGTGATACTGTATCGTATTCGAATGGCATCTTCACTGTTGAAGGCAATACCTTTAGCATGAATGGCACCGACAAGGCTGTTCGCCTATATGGGCTAACCAATGCAGCACTGGAAACGGATACCAATAGTGAGGACGTTATCACCTATGATGACGAGACGAAGGGCTTCAACCTGAGCCTGCCGACTTCGAAGACCTGGAGTGTGTCACTGGCTGGCGTGGCGGACTTCAAGGATGCTGGCTATCACATTCTGCGACTGACTGAGCAGAATACCGTGGCTGACGCACTCCGTGTTAAGTTCGTCCGTGTTGGTCCGACCGGTACGGATGAAGCTGTCTATGGCTATGGTACGCTTACTGGCTACACCGAGTCGATTGAAGCCGGCGCCATTGTATCCTGGGAAGCCACGCTGCAAGGATATGGTCCATATCGTATTGATATTGATGTAAATGCCTGATTAAATTAGGCTATTACGATAATCAACAGGGGCCAACAGGCCCCTTTTTGTTGCATCAAATGGAAAACTAAAGAGCATTATATTATATCAATGGCAAGCAAGCTGATTGAATTTGATGCTGTTGTTAGCGCAAATCAAATCAATAAACTGCTTGCGGATCTACGTGGTGGAGCAGAAGGGGCTGCGCGTGCAATTAACGATGCGCTTGGTGGCACGGTAACAAAAAAAATTGTCCTAGAAGAAGTTGCTAGTGGCAGTGGAGTTAAACAACTTGTAGCAACAGAAAAGCAGAGATTATCTGTTGCAGATCAATTAATCAATAGGCAGAAGACGCTAAACAAGACGCAAGAAGGCAGCGTAACAAATCTTAAACAACAACTGAGTAATTTAGTACAGCTAAGGGATGGCACAAGAAGATATGCACAAGAATCTGCTGGTCTTGTCGGATTAGTCCGCAAGCAAACACCTGAATGGTCTCAGATAAATGCGCAAATCTCACAAGTATCAAGACAACTTTCTGTTGCGGCAGCATCAGGTTTTTGGGCTGAAATCAAAGCCGCTACGAGAACACAAGGTTTAATCAATATAAGCAATGGCCTTGTTGGTATTACGCAAGGTCTACAGGCTGCATCAATCATTGTTGGACAATTTCTTGGCGCAATCAATGACATAATTGATTCAGCAGCAAAATTACAATCATTTGCATTATCTTTTCAAGCAATTGGCGCAGGAAGCGCTGGTGCCATTAAAGGCCTACGGGAATCCTCCAGGATCGCACTTGGTCTTGGGGTTGAAATAAATACTGTACAAGAAAGCTTCAAGCAGTTGTCACCAGTCGTACTCAACACTGGTGGATCACTTGGAGATGTTTCCGGCATCATCGAATCGCTTTCAAGCCGCTTTGCAGCCTTTGGTATTAGTGGAGACAGAGCAAGGCGAGTGATGAGTGGCGTCATCCAAGCATTTGCTAAAGGTAAACTACAGGCCGAAGAATTAACACAACAAATCTCAGAAGCAGATCCGGCCTTTAAGACTGATTTTGCACAAGCACTATTAAAATCAAAAGAATCATTAGGCAGTCTTGGCAAAGAGGTCGATGGAACAACAGCAAATCTTGAAAAGCTAGTAAAACAAGGAAAGATTACTGCAGACGTATTGATCAAGGTCCTGCCAGGCCTCAGCAAGTCGGAGCTGCTCTTCGGGAAGCTCGGCCCGACTGCTGATACTGCCGTCTCAGCATTAGAAAGAGGCAGTGTGACTATAGACCAGGTTAGAACAAATTTGCGTAATTTAAACCAATTAAGTCTTAGGGACTTAGCGACATCAGTTCAGCCATTAATCAATGCATTTTTTAGAGTACAAGCAGTAATTACTGATTTCTTTACTAGAATTTCCAGTTCGTCTGCTATTGAATCACTAGGAAATATTGCTGCAAGAGTTGTTAATATTATCGCTAAACTTGCTGATTCATTTTTTACCTTAATAGAAGGTGCAGCCAGGGTTACAGAAGTGCTCACGCCAGTAATAAATCTAATTGGAGCCATTGCATCACTTCCTGGTGTTACAGAATTAGCAGGAATTGCTATCATCGGCAAACTGCTTAGCCCACTGGAGTTACTCAAAAAACGCACTGAATCGTCAAGAAATGCCTTGCTGGATTTAGGAGACTCAATCAGAGGTAAATTTGTAGCATCCAAGAAGGAGATACAAGATGTTGTCTCCAATATCAGGGATCTGCAATCTAGCGTTTTAGGAGCAAGAGGCGGTACGGGCGGCGCTATTCCGACAGACGGGATTACGAGAGCGGCGAAAGAAGCCTCTGGAGCTGTCCGTGACATTGATGCGATTGGCTCCGCGACATCATCTCAAGCGGAAGCGCAGATCACCCAACTTGAAGCACGTATCAATAGGGCAAAACAGAGCCTAGATACATTAACCCAATATAGGAATAGCATTAATGATCCAGGGGGAAGCAACACGCTTAGCGCAAGAGAAATACAGAGGCAAAATAGATTACAAGCTAGTATTACAAGAACAAAGGAAAAACTTCGCGATTTACAAAGTGAACTAACAAGGCTGCAAGGTGAAAGGGCTCAGGCAAGGCGTGATGTCATCGGATTTGATCCAACAATAAAGGATCGGATCCGCGAGGCTACTGATGAGCTTCGTCGCTTTTCTGAGCAAACAAAAGTATCAAGCAGTCGAGCGCTAGTTTTGAATGACATGAAGCGTGTCAAGATCTACAAAGAATTGGCACAAATCGAAAAAGAACGTACGGGATTAGCTTCCGTCGGAATGAGAAGTTTTGCTGAAGATTATAGAACTGAAGATGTTAATAGGCTAAGAGGTGAACTGACACAACTCGCAACCGAACGCAGTTCCTTGATCGCCCAAGTAAAAGTTGCAGCCGCAGGTGAACTTGATCTAAATAAAATATATCAAGACGCATCTAAGGAAACCTCCACTTATGCACAAAGGCAGAAAGCACTTGCTGCCAGCTATGATGTAGTAATGCGTGCCATGCAAAACGTCTCTGATGACACTGCTCGTGCGCAAAATAAACTAAAAGAATTACAGAAGGAACGTGATCGATTACTGGCACAACAAGGGGCGCGCCCCTTCCGTGGCCAGGTATCAGCGGACGATCCACTACTACGATCGCTGCGCAATAATGCCAAGGCAATAGAAGATACAAAGTCTCAAATACGTGGATTTGATGCAGAAACAAATAACCTGCAAGGTACTATTGAAAGTTTACGTTCTGCTAGTGATGCGAATGAAAAGACCTTAAGAAACTTCGACAATACGTCATCAAGGCTTCGCGGCAGTGTTGGCAGGCTGGCAGGCAGCTTCAGGGACGCTGCTTCTAGCCTAAGAAGAAACTTTATTGGCGGGATAAAAGGCGTCATCGGGCTCATTGACCCACTAGCTGCCGCCACCCTTGCTGCTGGTATTGCTTCTCGACTGTATGCGGATGGCAACAAAGATGCAGCAGAGGCCGCAAAGAAATACAAAGATCAACTAACTGAATTAAATGCAGCAATTTCCGATGCAAATCCTGGCGCAAAGGCAGTATCACAATCAACGGCACTACAAAGGACATGGGAATCGCTTGGCGTAGCATCCGTAAAATTAGGGAAAGTTTTCAGTAATGTATTTGAGGGGATAGCCAAGAATACAGAATTATTTGTTGCAAGTCTCGGAGTTACTGGCGTCCAGGCGACAAACGGCATTACGAACTCACTGCAATCTGTTGTAAATGTACTTGGATCTATTGGCCTGGTTGGCGGTCTCGGAACACTTGGCGCCTTTCTTGGATCACTGGTCGCGCCAGTTGCTGGAACCGCGATAGGTGCAATCATTGGTGGCCTAGCAGGAACAATCTTATCCCTTGCGCTTGGATCAGACAATGCCTCACAAGAACTTGATAAGCTTAAAGGGAAATTACAGGAGATTGATGCTGGATCGAGGCAGACAACGGCAGCGACCACTAGCCTTGCTATAGAATTAAAGAAACTGGCAGATACAAGAGGCAAAGAAGTATCAGCAGCGAATGTCACAAGGTTGAAAGAGGGTCTTACTTTACTTAAAAATACAGCCGGCGAAACGGAAAAAGAGCTACGTGGACTCAAAGCAACAAAACTGGTAAACACAGAAGAGATTAATAAGAATAATAAAGAAATAAATACACTTGAAACAAGTATAAGAAGGCTGAGAGAGCAGCGTGACGCCCTAGCACGAGGAGTATCTGGTCGGCGCGCTGACAATAAGACTGCTAATGCAATCAACGAACTCAATACAGGCATATCCGAAAGCGAAAGCAAACTGCGATCACTCAAGAGCACAAATGCATCACTTGCAAGCTCTAATATCGAACTTAGTAAAACGATTGGCACCGTAGAAGGAAGGCTAGGAGAGCAGCAGAGATCAGTTATATTGGTTGATAAAGCTTTGAAATCAGCCAAGACCACAAATATTTCTTATATTAATACAATCTCTGAGATAGAAGGGCGTATCAATGATTTGCAAGAAGAAAATAAGGGAATCAATTTAACAAACCCTAAAGACGAAGTTAAGCTTAAAAATAATTTGCAACAAATAAAAAATCTTCAGCTTATACTTGAAGAGGTCGGCAAGACACCATATCAGGTCAATATTGAAGTAAAGACAACACAAAAAGCACTCGCGGATGTACAAGATGTTATCAATCTAGAACCTGGTCCTGTTCGTGATACGAGAAAACTTCTTCGAGAATCAGCCTATGAAATTGATGCTGCCTTCAAAGAATTCGAACAAAAAGCAAGGGCTTACAAGGATTTCATCAGACAAGGTAGCGAATACCAAAGGAGTGGTGGAGATCTTACCACTAGAGCTGGTGCTGAATTCCTACTAAAAATTAAAGAAAGTGCTAGCAAACTAGCAGATGCTGGCCGGGATCTGGAAGAAAAGCTTACAGGTGCGCGAAATTCACTTGCTAACCTAAAATTATCGAAACCTGAATTCTTTAGTCCGCAAGAAATAGCACAAAATGCTGCAGAAATTACTGCTCGTTTTAATGCAAAGGTAGCAGAAACTGGAATAATTCCTAGAATAGCAGGTAAAACACGAGAAGAAGTATTACAACAACAGCTTTCATACGTAGAAACAAGAGAAGAGGCAGAAAAGCTAGACAGAACCATTAATGATATTAGCAAATCACTTGCACTCATTACAGTTCAATTAGCAAAGATAGCAGGCACTGATCTAAAATCACTGCAAAAATATGGCATCGATATCAAGAAACTTGTCGGCGACTCCGAGTCAGGAGTGGATAGCATTGTCAGCGGTCTTAGAGCAGTTCCACAGGCGGTCCCGCGTATCGGAGAGGTGTTCGGCAAGATCTCTGCTGGCGGGAAAGATCTTGTTCTATATTTCGACAATGCAACACGCTCAATTGAACAATTACCTGCTGCAGAACTAAAGGCACTGCAAGAGGCGGACAGGCTTGCCACGACTGGAGCCAAGGTAGGGACCGAATTCGCAAGAGGGGCGAATACGGCGGTAGTGGCCTTTGGTCAACTGAATACCAGGGTTGGCGAGGTACTAGGGACTATCTCTGCTGGAGGAAAAACTGATGTCATATACTACGATAAGTTAACGAAATCAGTTGAAATAGTAAGTCAGGCGGTCTTTAACCGTCTGCAAGCAGAGAAAATGGTAACCAAGGAGACAGGAGATCAAGTCGCTAATTTTAGACAGGCACTTGCTTTATTGCAGACTACTGCCACTACAACTAGAGCCAAGAGCAAGGCACCGGAATACATAGGATCACTAGCCTATTCACCAGCAAACCTTATAAATGAAGAAGAAGCTAGTCGTAGAATGCGTGAAGTGGCAATGAGACTTGGTGGCGACTTCAATAGAATTTACAACCAGGTCCTAGCAAGCGGAGG